TTAATATCTTTATCCAAGACACTAATAAGTTGATTAGTCGCGGCGGTACCAGCTGTCATATCTTGACCACGAATAGTAACTTTACGCCCTGCTTCGGCTGAAGCAGCTGTTGATATATGACCTTCTCTACTAACTCCCGCCGATAGTGCTTGGCCAGGATCAACCCAAGCTGTCTGCCCGTTACCTATATCAACTTGAACCTTCCCATATGTAGAATCACTCTCACGAATCATCTTTTCAATCTGACCCATCTTAATTATCTGATCAAGTGTCTTCCCGCCCTGAGATTCTTTCATCTTCTCAACTTCAAGAAGCATCTGAAGTGTCTGCGCCGATTGTTCGGGCGACATATATTTAAGACCAAGTGGCTCTAACGCCCGAACAACTTCAGGAGTGATTGTGTCAGCGGAGAGACCTGGAACATTGGCTTCTCCGCCTGATTGAAAGGGGTCGTGACGGCGCCTCCAGTTTTATTATCTGACTTCACACTAGGTGTGACATCTCCGCCCTCAGCTATTGGCTTCATAGGTGGAGTTATCTCAAAGGACAAAGCCCCACTTGGCAGAACCTTCTGTGCTGTGATTCCTTCTTGATCAGGAGCTGTCATAGGCATACCTCTTAACATATCTAAGATACTTTTAATACTTCTCTCCTGCTCCCCAGCTCCGCCCATCTGAGCTGCAAACCCACCTACTTGCCCCATCGGAGTATCAGCGCCGCTAAGTATCTTGCCCATATTCCCGGCCATATAGCTGAATCGATCAGCACCTTGTGGTGTATTCAAATCCTGCCCAAAAGATAATGCTTTAGTTATATCATCTATTCCCCAAGCCATTTCACAACCTCCTATGTTTAATAATTAAACAAAGCGCCATTAATTAAGTAAGCTCATTCCAATACCTATAAGCCCTCCAACCATAGCTCCTCCAGGACCTCCAACCTGCGCCCCCATAGCAGCCCCGCTTAAGGCCCCGCCTAAAACTGATGACGGCCCTATGTTCTTCTTCTGTGGCGAACTGGTGACTGCGCCAGAAATAGCTGCCAATAAGTTCCCTCCATACTCATATGTCTCAAGATCCCATAAAGCATCTTTCTCCGCCAGCATATAGTTCCTCTGATCTACATCTGACTGAGCCACAACCTGCATACGCCGCCACTCAATTACCAGACCAGCTACAGCCTTCTCAAACTCAACCCTGGACATATGATTAAGCTCCGCGCGTTCAGTAGCTTTTAAAATCATATCATTACGCTGAAGATGTAGTTTAAACTCTAAATCAGCTTCATACTTAGATACATCACGAGTTCTCATACCATAGATAAATGCTTCACCTATAACATATGAACTTGTTAGCACCGCGTTCTGATTTAACATCCCAGCTTTAAACGCGGGCAGAACAGTATTATTAAGCTCATCATCTAAATTAGCAGCATGAGCCGCGACACTAGCATCAATATAAGTGCTATTAATAATATTAGTATCAATCTCAGTTCTTATTGTGGCAGCACTTATAACCCAATCTCCGTCCCAATCTATAGCATCGACTACTGTGTTGTAGTTACAAACAGCAGTATCCATCGCAGTAAACATTGGGGTGGGGTCAAGCGCCGCAGCACCACTAAAAGGACTAGCACTTTGAGCAGTGTTCATAAAACTATCTATCTCACCTAGCCAAGTTGTATGCTGAGTTTTCATATAATCAGGATAGTCAACCATGCCAGAAGATCCTCCGCCCCCAGAACTCCCACCTCCAGAACACTTATCAATCGGTCCTATATATTCAAATGATTGCTCTTCAATCACTTCCCATGTATTCATATTAAGAACAATCTTCTCAATTATCTTCATATACAACCTCCACTGGTAATGTTATAAAAGCAGACATACTCCCACCCAGTCTTAGTATTAGTTTAATTATATTCTTCTCATTAGTAAAAGCCATTATCTTATTACAACCTCTTCCATGCGCGTAGGATACAAGCTTCTCAATCCCCTCCATCCAAGATCGCTCATTAGAAATATTTGCGAATGAGTAAACACAATAAACTAAAAGGTTTTTACTTTTACTAGGGCTATCAAAAACCACAGTAGTTATAACAATCCCTTCAATAAAAGTATTATCTTCTTTTATCTGAACGCTCGCCCAGCATTGCATAGATTCTTCAAGTAAAGATTTAAGAATATTATTAACATCTTCAGGTGTTTCATCTACCATCGGCGGCAAAGATTTCTGAAGAGCAAACTTTATTACAAACCAATGCTTAGCAATCTGATCAGGTAAAAGTCTTACTATCATTCCTCACCTCATGAAGTTTTATAAAGTCCGCGAATGGCTCGCTTATCAGATAACTTAACTCGTGTCTTAACATAATCAAGATTAATTACAGCATTTCTATAATCTTCAGCTTTAACCATAATTCTAAATTCATCTGCCTGAGTATATGGTGTAAAAATTCCGTTAGGGTTTAACTCAATTAGCTTACCACTTGTAAATGATTCTCGACTTGATTGATAAGAATAACGATAATCTGCACGACCATACATTTTACTGCTACCTGAATCATGATAGTAATTAGTGCCGACCTCAACCACACTAATGGTCTTCAGACCTCTTATACCAAAATCAAGTGTATCACTCTTAATTCGGGCTTCATAATCTCCATCATCATCAAAGAATCCACAAAGAACATTTCCGCGATAATCACCTGCGGATGTAACAAGTTGATTAATAGAATAAAGCCCTTGTTCATTCAAGACATATCCATAAGTTCCATCTGATATATAGAAGCGCTTCTTGCTTGGTACATAAGAAATACGAATACGATCACCACTAAGATTTAGCTTATCGACAAATTCCTCATAACCAAGAATAGTAATACTAGGTCCAGGTGTTATAAGACATATTTCATTATTTGAACTTATAAAACAATGAATGTGCTCATCACCAGCTATATGATTCGCAGATTTAATTCCCGCACTAGATAAAGGAATAAGACCATATCCAGTAGTTGGTTGCTGTATAGGACTAAGCGCGGCTATACCTCCATCACCATAAGCTATAACATGTTTACCTAGTTGAAGTAGTTTAAAAACCCGCCCATGACCTTTTTTATCCCAGGGCATAATAGGCCTATTTCCAGCTGTTTTGTCTTCAGCAATTCTAAAATCAAAAGAACCTATGCCCGCCCAGTGAACAGCACTGTAGCCAGGATCGGCCCAATTAGGGTCGGTCGAAGTAACACCACTAATCAAAGCCTGATTGTTGAAGTTACAACAAGTGGCAAATTCTGGAATCGCCGCTGTTTCCATCGCAGTTACTCCGCCCGCTGGATTACGAATCCAACTAGCCACAGTCAGAACCTCAGATATAATCTTTGACGCAGCTATTGTATACATCTGACCAAAGCCTGTTACTTCAACATATTCTATATTTGCCGTTACGCCCAGCGTTACTATCTCAGTAGCCGTCCATGTATTACTGGTATTAACTAATTCATAAAGCTTAAGATTAGTACCATCTTTAGCAATCCCTATTGTATAATAATCAGTAAAGATTACTTGTGGATAAGGCCAAGAAATTGTCCAAGTTCCAGCGCCCGCTATTGTCATAAATCTATCCCCAATTCTCTTAAGATTTCTTCAACACTCGTTAAACTAAACTCCTCATATAGACAAACACTATTACTATTAATATCACAAAATAAGTGAGTTTTCCAACCTCTTAAATTTGCTTTTTTACAACTTATTAAACTTCTAATTTTTAAAGCTTCCCCACAATCAGGACATTTTGGAGCTTTTTCAGCCCATAACCTATCTTTCTCTTTTATAATTCTTTTAATCTCTTTACTTTTTTTTAATTCAATATCTTTAAGATTTTGTAAATAATCTTTAAGTTCATTAATAGTCACTCCTGCATTTTCAATATGTAAAAGCAAATCAAGAAACATTCTAAGTGTTTTTCCTGGAAAGGCTGCTAATATATCTTCCATATATTTTGATTTACTTAACATTCCCACTCCCAATAAAAATTAAACACTAATTCAGTATAATGACAATGACCATTAGGGTCAACACAACAAGGTATTATTCCACTAAACATTTCCGCAATATGATTACAACTTGTTGAACTTAATACAAACGGTGGAAGTCTCCATAATACTGTTCCTTCATCACATCTATCATATGGTGATGGATCACCAGGAGGGCAATCAACACCAAGTGAAGATACTTCTATTACTTCTATATACTTACTTTTTCCAATAATATTAGTGTATTCAACTTGCCAGCTGATATGAGTATGACTAACTGTACCTTCCTCTAACTCAGATCCAAGTGTTCTTGCTGCTTCTGAATTTTCACTTATTTTCACCCATTGCCCAGCTGTACATCTTACATATCCAGTAGCACCAAAACTGGGACCACCACCACCGCCACCACCAGGATCAGAACCACAAGCTCTTAAGTTAATAGATAATTCTTCATCACAAGCATCTGTTATAAGAAGGGAAGCCTCGCTTCCTGCACATAACGGAGCTGTATCAGTAACTACAATAGTAGCTGTGCCACAAGCTCCAGCATCTGCTATCAATGTGTTAGTTCTAACATATATAGCAGTCACCGCCTCTTCCATAGTAAACCCAGTCCCTGTTACTTCCCACTCAAAAGGACCTATTCCACCAGTAATATATACTACAGCAGTACTACTTTGAACTATAGTCTCATCAGAATTTACATAATCCCATTCTAATGGAGTAATCACACAAACATCTATGGTATTAGTAGTTCCTGTTGTCTCCTCTTCCCCTAAAGTCCAATTCCAAACAGGAGTTTCTATTTCCCAAGTATAAGGACCTACTCCGCCCAATACTTCTAATATGGCTGTTTCGCCGAGTATAAGTGCTGGAGTTGTAGCTGCTCTAAAAAAATAACTAGGGTCATCACATTCATTAGCTGGATTACTATAATCCTTAATCATATCAGCACGGATACCAAAACCCTGACCAGACTTCTTTATCTTAAAATTATACACCTGATCACTAATGATAGGATCCTTTTCATCGCCAGCTTGTTTAATATTTGCAGTAATTATTCTGTAACCACTCTTAGTCACTATGCCACCACAAAGTAATCATTTAATAGATCATCGGCATCTGAATCAAGATAGGTAGCCTTAGTCAATCTAAGCACATGACCACCAACAGTTACATCTGCTACACTAAGTTCACCATTAACATTTGTGTTACCTTTAGACACACCATCTATATAAACTGCGACAGTTTCAAGATTAGTATCTGTTATATAATCCTGAACATTTATAGTAATAGTTCGCGTCTCAGTTGAGGCTGCCTTTGAGCCTAAACCACCCCAAGTTGTACCACTAGCGTTAAGACTAGTTAATTGTTCATGAATCCGCGGGCCAGATTTTGTAGGTTCTATATTATGAAACTCTACTAATGCTTCTTGATTTCGCGGGTTATTCTGATCCCGACGTAGGCCCGTTTTTAGTGACTCATTTAAGATTATCTTCTCGAATTCCTTCATCCGCGCCCCTCTCAAGTTCTTCAATGAGAAACTTCTTAGTAATAGTATCACGACCGACAACTTCATAAACTATACTAACAACCATATCTTCAATGTCTTCTGGATTAGTGGCTTTTATAGTTATAAAATCACCCTCAGCGACTTCCAAATCCATTACCATACTAGTAGAACCAGGCCTTGCTTCAAAGAGATGTGTAACAATTCCTGATACATTAGATATTGTAGCCGAGAACTCAAATCTCTTCTTAGTCCCTACATTCTTATTAGGGACTATAACTACGTGGCCGCGCACAATCTTGCCACTAGCCGGAGATACACACTTCAGCACAACCCCGCTTTCGCCAAAAATCATATTACCAAAGATAGGTATACGCGGAACTAAAGCTACAATCCGCTTATTAAGCCGCCTGAACATTCTAGTCAAAATAACATCAATATATTCAATCTGTTCTTTAGTAGAATTTCCTTTAATTATATTCATTCTAACCCTCCATCTGACTTACGTCAGTAATTTCTTCTTCAACAATATCCATATCAATAGTTCTAGCCTCAAGCTCTATTGCGGACATCCAGTCTTTCGCACCTTCAGTATTGCGATAAAAAACCTCAATCTTATACATAGCTGCCATAATAAGAACATCTGGGTGGACTACAGACCAATAATTCTCATCACTATTAATAGAAAGAACATCGGAATAAAATAGTCCTTGGACTTCTATAACATAAGCCGCGTCTGCAGGAGGCATCAGAATCACGGAATTATACTCATGGTAATTAGCGTTAACAAGATCTGCATAAGTAGCTAACGCGTCAGCATCAGTGCTATCAGTCGAACGAATATAAGCCGGGCAATAATAGAGTGGGGTTCCCCTATCAATACTAGCAATAGGGACGTTATAAGATATCATAAGATCATCTCGCCCGACCTTCTCAAGAATATTTCTCTCAGTAGCGTCTCCTGCCCACACACTTTTAACCGCGCGACAATTAGCAAATGTCACACTCCACTCGCCGGCTGCTATTTCAGCAAATATTTTATTAACTTCTTTCGGATGTTTATAAAGTCTGTCAAGTAACCTAGACCCAGCGTTGATGAAGAAGTCCGCGCCATTATCTACATAACTAGTTGTATCAACAACAAGATCAAACCGACCAGTTCGATCAACCAAAGCTGTTCTCAGACTTAATAAATTCATTACAATACCTCTGTTTAATTATTAAACAAAGGGTGGGAGGGATTAGCTCCCACCCCTTTTGACATATAAACTAATCCTCGTTACGGCTACAGAGAATTATCAGTATTGAATCCGTTAAGGTAACCAAAACCTACTGGATGATGATATTCCAGACCACATTCAGTCAGGAACTCTTCAGTCGTCGCGTCCTTCCTAGTATAACCGGTATTTTGCTTCTCACCCTCTTTGTAGAAACTGGTATCATCAATATAGCGATAATTCAGATTCTCCGGCTCGAAGATGATCATGGAGTTACGATTGGTCGTCTCGAAGCTGAACAGTGGATGAGTTTTGATGTGAATAGTTCCAAAAGGAGTTACCCACGAAGTTACCTGAATACCGTAAGAGGTTGTTTGAGGTGTAATCTGCATAAAGCCAGAATTCTTGGCCAATCTATTAATACCTAGAAGCGCGCCCGAACCAGCAAAAGCCAGCTTCTCAGTCCGACCGTATCTAAATATAACCTCAAGTTGCTCGTCCAGCCAATCCTCACCTGACGCAAGCCAGGTATCACCGGTATAATCAGTGTTTACAGAAAAGTCATCTGCAGTACCATTAGCTATAATGGCGGGAATAAGACCACTTGTAGTCCGCTCAGGTTTACCATTAGCACCTGTACGTTCCGACCTCACACCCCACAGAAAAGCCTTTTCCATCTCGATCGAATGAATTTCCAGCGCTTCACGCTTCATCTCCTTATAAGCATCACCGGTTCGAAGCCTCGTGCGCCGCGCCGTTCGAGTGATCTCAAGAGGTGTCCGAAAGATTTGAGTGTAGTTATACCACTTAACCGGATCATAACCGATTGCATCAGGCATAGTCGCGCCCTCAGCATTCAGATTACCAATAATAACTAAGCGATCAGCGTCACTCAGGTCACCATTACTAGAGTTATCATCCGCCTCAAGCAGCTCAACCCCGGCGTAGGAGCTAGCACCATTCTTCACAACACTCGTGACCTTTGCATTAACATCTACTGCATAGTCACTTGCATCACGAAGTAGGACCTGATGCCCTTCACGTAGCTCATCAGCCGTAGCCTCAGCCATCTTGACATACACAGTACTACCAAGAACCCCACCAGAAACATAAGCGGTGCCTAAAGCTATATCAGTATAAATACCTGTAATAGCGCCGGCCTGAGTAGCCAAGGTCTTTGTCCACCAGTTGAACTCAGGATCATCTGTCCGTTCGCTCCTCATCTTGGCAAGCATAGCGGTCAACGGAGCAGAACCGTTTGGGTAGAGATATAGAATCATCTCACGCCAGTTTTTCGGCCGCTGGTCAACTGCCCAGTCACCAGAACCTCTCATTCCTAAAAATCCAGCCATATTATTACCTCCTAAAAAGTTTAAAGTTAATCACTTGGAATAAATTTTTCGTAAAGAGAAATATCTCTCAGCGAGAGCTTATCCTCACCGTTGAGTTTTTTATACTTTTCGGTAATCAGATCAATAACAGATTCTCCTATTGGAATATCTGTCTCGTGATCAAGACCGTCCCACATTAGCTGATTACCTTCCTGCCGGAGGTTAATTTCTTTTTCCTCGCTTTCACTTGGAATCAGAACATTTCTCAAATCCTGAAGTCTTTTCAAGATTATGATATTACCTTCAGTCGGCAGTAACTCGATAAGTCGAAATCTCTCACTAATTGTTAGTATCATTTCTCTTCTCCTTGGTTAAAGTTTAGTTACACAGTATACAGCTGAAGTGCGTAGGCAGTTCCGTTAAGGTTAACTTTCAGATAGTAATCTTTGTTACCACCTGTCTTATCACCACTTACCACAGGCTCTTGGTTGTAAGCAGTCTCATCAAAATAAAACAGATTACTCCAACCTGAAGAAGTGGTCTCAAAGCCTACAAACGCGTCTGGTTTCAACCCACCAGTTGTAGTGAAGATTGTATACTCCTCACCAGGAGCAGCGTTATTACCATACATCTGATTATCCAGCCAAACAGCGGCCTTCTTAGAAGTTGCACCACAAGTTGCGCCATCTATAGCGGTGATCTTAAACCAAGAAGCACACATCATATCAGTACCAGATGAGTTAGCTAGTTTAGAACCAGTATTAAGTAGATGACTGATAAACTGTCCCGCCATAACAGCAGTCGGTCCATCACCTGAAGCAGTCGTCTCAACCTCAGCCAGACCGGCAATAGGAAATAATCCCTTAGCCCCTGTGCTCTTCAGACAGACAAACAAACCTCTGTCATAGAAGCCAGTCCCATCGTCTGTAAGTGCCGAATTACGGCCGTACAATCTGATCATACCAGACTGATGTGGGTCAGCTGAAGTAACAGGGCTTCCATATGATCCAGCTCTCATCATAACAGGGCCTGAGGAACCGGAATGATTAAGAACGACATCAGAAAAATCAAGAGCTGCGTTTGTGAAAGCACCGGTAAATGTCATACCAGTAGCTCCAGCACCAACATCTAAACCGATGTCAGTTGCAGAACTTTCAATAAAAATACCGTTCGCCCAAGTAGACGTTCCGCCACTTATGCCAATATAGATACCCGCGAAGGTACCTGTTTCAACATATGTTCGGGTGGAGTTAAGAGTTATATCCAGGCCGGCTAAGATAGAAGAAGCCGCGACTGTAGTAGTACCAGAGGCACCTTCCTCCAGGGCCGCCCTAAGACAACTATGTCGTCCGGTTAGTGACCTGGCACCAGTCCCCTCTAATTCCATATAGCCCTGAACACAGGACGTAATGGCGTCAGCATGGCTGAAGTCAATACCAGTGAGCATCTTAATCTGCCCACGAATAGCATTGACAGTTACTTGACCGGTCTGGTCAAGAGTAAAAAGCACCCTCGAAAGAACAGCACGGTAATCAGCGGCTGCCAGCGCAGCACCTGCATCGTCAAACAGATATGAAACAGGCCTATTGTTAGCAGCTACAAGTGTAACACCCTTAGATGCCAAACTTGAATAATCACCAGTTGTGATAACTTTGCCCGTATAAGCATTGATAAAGTCGTAGGCTACAGAAGCCGTAGTGCCAACTGAATCAATGTAATTAGGCGTAGCGCTGTCGGACGAGAGAATACCTTTGATAGAGACATTAGTGCCATCAGACACAATGCCAGCTTTCTGAAGCATACCTCGTAAACTCATAGGTCACCTCCTTAAGCGCTGAGATTATTGAATACAGCAATCCACTGATATCCATCACTATAAAGCAGCACATGGTCGGCAGTCTCATCAAGTGACAATGACGTAAAAGCAGCATCATCACCAAGATCTTCCAACGTAGTTATGCCAGAACCTGTTACCAGAACCTGGCGGATTGAATAGAGCTTGCCTTTAGCCTTTGAAACAGGCGGAAGGGTTAGAGTAAGCGTGTTAGATGTATGCCCGGCACTAATCAATATCGTAGTCTCATACACAGACATTGAGTAGGTCTCGGCACCATCTGCCTGAACATATGTCAGATAGACAACTCCATCATCATGGATATCATCTTGCATAGCCTGCTTCGCCAAACTTCTCATACGTTATTCCTCCATTATAGTAGGTCTATAATATCTTTTTCCATTTCAGTAAGATCGGGTTCTACTTCTGTCCGATTACCACCCTTGCTTCCTTTCGCAAAAGACGGATTGGCCTTCTTGACTTTGATAACTGTTTTGCCGGCCTTAGGTTCTGGAAGTGCTAATATCTTCCGAGCCCGTTTCCCAGCTTCTTCAAAAAGCTGCTCGGTCGTCAGAGCTGGATTCTCATGATAAGCCTCATTAGCACATACACTAACGGTTTTTCTGACTTCGGCCAAATCAGGATTGGCCTTATAAAAGTCATCGGCCATCTTAGTCAACGCCGTGTTATTAGAAACAAATCTAGTTACTAATTCAGGCACTGATAAGAGAGTCTTCTCTATAGCCCGGACCTCTACATGATTAGCCAGGTTCAGCAAAACTTGATTAAAGAGTTTAGGATCTTCGAGAATATCATCGAGGTTAAGATCGCCAAGAAAGGATTCAGTAGTCTGCTGAATAGTCTTACTCGGCGGTTCTTCTTTCACCTCAGTCTTAGCCGGAGTAGAAGTAGGAGTTGAAATCTGTCCAGAAAGTTTCTCTATCTGAGCAATAAGCTTTTTCTCACGCTCAGTCAAAGGAACATTATCGACTATTTCTTCCTTCTCCTCTACAGCAGCTTCTCCTTTCTCTCCTCCTTCGCCTTTCTCCACTTTATCTGTTGGAGTTTTATCTTCTTCAACCTCATCCTTTTGAGCTTCTTCTCCTGTCTCTTCTTTAGAATCATCTTCGTCTTCTTCGATGTCTTTATCATCAGGAGTCTCCTCATCCGGCGATTCTTCTTTTTTCTCATCTTCCACCGGTGTAGGATCTGGAGTGAGATCTTCAATCAAGTCGTCCAAATCGTTTACGAGTTCTTCTTTAGCTTTTCTTTCAGCCTCTGCTATCTCTTCTGGTGTCATTTCTTCCTCCATTAATATAATACTTAATAATCAATAAACATAAGTTTACCATTCTCAATTTTCATCTTCAATCAAAGCTTCCTCCATATTACGCGGGAAGTCAAGAAGATTTCTTATAGCCTCAATAGAACCTAAGCGCCGATCAATAGTTCGAAGATCGGAATCAGGTTCTTCTATAATAGCTTGATTGTCTTCTAACCATCTATTAAGCTCATCTTTTATATCTTTCCAGATAAAGCTTTTACGGAACCTATTCCACTGCGATGGACTTGATCTCATTACACCACCTGATTTAAAGGTCTTATATTTCCAGATTGAACATCATTAGAGACTTGTTCATCAGATCGAACCTCTACCTTAATAAACTCGTCAACATTCTTCGCGCCAGTATTCCTTGCAATATGTTTAAAAATTCTTACAATATCGAACGTTGAAGTGAATTGAGGTGCAGTTAAAAGTGCTTGAAACATCTGCATCCAGACCTGACTAAAATTCCCGCCAGGTATACTTCCATCCCTAACCTTGACATCATAGTTAATCATAATATCGAAAGGTTTAGTCATAACTCCTTTCGGCCCATACTCAGCTTTAAGCTCTCGCTCCCACCGACCAATAGATTTAATATATACCTCTTCACTCATAAGTTGCTGAGTATGGAAGCCAAAGAAGTATCCGAGATCTTGCATAGATTGAAGGCCGATTACCTTAGCCACCCGTTCTAGGCGATTGATAGCTCCTGCCGAGGTACCTTGAAATTCCGCTGAAGTCAACCGATCAGGCCCCCCGGTTCTAAGACTCCCCATCATAGGATTGTCAGTCGCGCCAATCTTCTGCATCCACTCAACTAGAAGTGCGGAATCAGCTACGTTTCCTCTAGTAATATCATTGACTTGAAGTTGCTCAACCGCGCCTTTAACACCTTTACCCCAAGCTGGTCGGCGAAGACGGATAAGCTTTCCAGGCTTCGGATCTTTCAAATCATTAATATTAACGCTATAAGGATCAACAATGAGCACGTCATTGATGGCCTTACGGACGTTCTGTATATGTGAGTTAAACAACCAGTCCAATGTGTGCTGTAGGCCATAAAGAGCCTCAATACGAGATAGTGGTGTTGCTGTATAGCCATCAAAATCAGGCGCGCCAGTTATAATTGGGTACTTGTCATGATACAGACCAACAGGCTTAGCTTTAATAATAACCTCATCCGCCGCCAGGCCGAAGAGCCACTTTTCCGGATACTCACTACTTCCAAGTTTCCATTCTTTAGGAATTATCTTGATATACATATAGATAACATCTACCGGATTGGTTACATCATTATTCACAGAAACACTTGATCCGCCTGTCTTAATGGTCCGATGAGAGTTATCATCTTTGTAAATTGAAGTTTTACGGCCGTTAAGTTTTTTCAAATACCTAACATTAAACATATCTTCATCATACCGTTCCTCACTCAATAAGTCCATCAGATTAGTGTTATCAACCCAACCTTGAAATTCGGCCTCTTGTGGCTTATGAATAGGTGTGTTAGGATCTGGTAGATATTTATAAGGATCTATATTCTCCAAATTATTACCTTCAAATAAGATCCCTTCTTCAAATTCCCGTTCTCTACCTGTAGACTTGAACTGACCCATCCAGTTAGTAAACCCGGTCTCATGTTCAACAGGCTTCATGCCCCGCTCAACTGTCCAACCAGGCGCGCCAACAGATATTCCATAAGCGAAAGAATCGCGGAAAAAGGTATGAAGAGCCAGCGGGACCTTAGTCTTATTACAATGAAGATCGATAAGTTTCTCCAACAAGATAGCCCCCATAGTATCTTCGGGCGCCACACCTTCATAGCGGAGAATTGGCTCTTGTACAAAAGCCGCGAACATATAAGATAAAAGTGTTTCAAGGATCGCATAAGAATAGGGAAACACAATAGATATAGGCTTACGAGCATCCGCGTCAATTACCTTATCCTCATCTGCGTCTGAGGCAATATATGTGTTGAGAGTTTGATCAACCTTATTCCACGAGTCAAATCGATTAGACATAATTCCCGCAGCTTCTCGCGCCCGGGCTAAGATATGATTTTTTAGACTCTTGTGTAAATCACTAGACGGGCGGAGATCTAAGCCATCTGGATAATCATACTTCAGATCAGCAAGAAGTTGCAGGCTGGCCTCGGTGTTTCCTTGAATTATATTAGGCATAATTTATCTCACTTAAAGTATCCGCGAATAGTTACGTTGGCCGTAGTTCCATCAGTTACATAGTCGACAGCGATACATTGACTTTCATTAAGAATAAGCGCGCCATCAAACTTGATGTGCTCTACAGTCACAGCTCTCAACTCAACATTCTGAATAATAGAACCTTGAACGTTTGTAGTCTCATCACCGATAGCAGTAGCCGAAGCTACATTTGAAAAACTGCCGTTAAGATTAATGCCCGTAATAGCTGTACCAGTCGGAGTTGTACAAGTAGTTCGATGGATGGTAGCTATAGTTGCGGTCGAGCCAGATAAGAATATATCAGTCACATGAAGTTTCTTCGTCGAAGAAGTGTTCTTAACTAATACAATAGTATCGGCTGCGGCATAGTCATAACTAACATTTGACCAGCTATAGGCCTCACCTTCTTCGCGCGAAATAGCTGCGATGCGCTCTTCGTTAGAAGATATCACTTTTGAGCGACCATCAGTGTCTACGCCCGCTCCTTTCATTGTATCAGGGTCTCTAATAATCATTTTCATCTCCTTCTAAAGTGTCGTTGTCAAGTTCTATACCAGTCTCTTCTTGCATAATAAAGACTAGCTTACGTATCTCTTGTAAAATCGCAATCATTATCTCACGCTCGTTAAGCATCGCAACATGAGCATCACCTGAAGGATCTATAATTTGACTATCTCCGTCAGGACCTATTATTCTTGTTTTACCAAAAAAGCTCATGTTATAGTCCAATTGAGATCATCTTCTTCAGCAATAATAACCATAGTATCACCGCGAAAAGATATCTCTTGATAAGTTTCATAACTAATAGTTTCGCCCGATTCAGGTTCGACTCTAATAATATTGTCAGTCTCATCTTTTTTAGACACAGCGAATAATCTTCCATCCCGCCCAACAACTGTAGGAAGAGTTAGAGTTATATCGCCACCGGAACAATCTACATAAATCATATAATCATCATCGGTAGATAGATAATCAACAGCAACACTATTACTAATAAGAGAGAGAGCAGTTACATGGGCAATATCACATACAATGTCGCCACCAGTAGTTAAACCCGCCCTATTTTGTCCAGCAAAATCTCCATCACCATCATTTATAAGCTTACTATCATCATATAAGAAGGGTCCAGTACTGCCTATATATACTTTTATAATTGACATATTTACGCTTTGTTTAATTATTAAACATAGTTAAACCGCAACTCGCCAATCACCTATCATTGAATCATTGTCAAGATCATCATATTCAGATTCAATATCTTTATCATCCCAATCTGGTGGGTCAAAATAGTGGGCCTCAAGTTCAAGAACCTCAACAATATAAGCTGTTGCGTCCATGATATCCCAAAGTCTTGAACGTGGAAAAGCCATAAGTTGAGATTCAAGACCTTTACAACACGCGCTATTATGATAAATATAGCCCTGACGATAATAAGGAACGAGAGCGGCGATTCGTTCTTCTTTCTTCCCTCGAGCCTTTAATTCAAGTAGATTAACTGCCAGACCTCGTTTCATTATCTCATTCTTAATAGGTTGAACAATAAATTCATTTAGTGATGTTACCTCAACGGCCAGAATAAATGCTTTAAGCCTAGCCACCATATTAAACATCTCATTATAAATCTCATCAGGATAGAATTTATCAGAAACAATATCACGAATATAGATACGTTGAGTGCTTCTGCTAACTCCTATCCCAACAATAGCACTCTCGGCCGAGTGAATCTTCACAGTCTTAGCTGGGTCAACTATAACCACGTTAATAATATCTTTAATATTAGCTACAATTTTTTCACCTTTGTCATCTTTCGTTTCGACCGTGATTGGTTCTGAATATTCCTTAAAATAACTAGGTCTAAAAGTCGCGTCCTCCGTCGACACAGGGATGTTTCTATATTCACGATAGAACTCATCAAGTTGACCCCGGCGCTTGTGGTCTTCATAAAGTTCTTTAACAGCTTTATCTGACATAAAGTCAGGCCAATTTGACTTAAGGTTATCATCACAGATAGAAAGTTGTATACTAGCCCATGATGGATCTTCCAATAAATTAACCAATAAGGAGTCTTCATGAAGTATAGTTCCTACAACTATGATTTTCCAATCTTTTCGCGCGCGATTAATAGAGTTACAAAGATCGGCGAAGAACCAAGCCTTTAGTTTCGTTCGCAGTTCTTCATTCTCGACACTTTCAGAATTCTCAAGATCATCAACAATAATAAGGTCGGGCCGATAACGATGGTAAAGAATACCGCGAATCTGCTGCCCGGCACCTCGCGGCATTACACAGGTTCCACTTTGAGTAACCCACATCTCTTTCGAGAAGTTATCCGTCTTCATCGGCCCGAATAGTTGTTGGACCTCATTATTTGCAAGCAGTTCATGTTTTAAGTTCTCCGCATCCATCACAGCTTTGGTAGCAGTAGCAGACACAGGTACGATAAATTTCTTCTCACGAAATAAGATACGCTTAGCTGGGTGCGCGATAGTATCAATGGTGGTCTTTCCGAAGCCACGAGGGGCGGCGATAGCTACACGCTGTAACTCATCATTATCAAGAAGTTCAAAAATCTGATCATGAAGATCGGAAAACGGCAGTTCAAATCGTTCAGGGAATAGAACCTTTGAACATACCTTAGTCGACGCGTAGCACTCCGCCAAGACACTTTGTAATTGTTCATCTGATTGTATGTTCATCTACTCAACATCTCCAGTAAGTATCATGATAGAAAGATCGCGGACTCTATTAGGAGTCTGTTCGGCCCATTTAGAATTGAGCATCTCATTCGAAGCTCTTACCCAATCCTCATCTTTAACGGCCGCGAGAAATTTCTTAAACTTAAGAACCTTGGTTAATCCAAGTTGATAACACATTGAGATAATAGCAGCTTTTCTCACATGATCTAAACCTAATATTTTCAAATTATAAAAGTCTATAACAGCTTGTTTAAAATCATGATCGAAGATAAGGTTCCAAATATGCTCAGGTAGCTCTGAATTAACTAAAAACGCGTGACCATACCCACCAGTTAAAACCTTAACAGAGTCATAATAAATCTTATCACTATAACCTTCATGGTGTTTTATAAGTTCTTTGACATCTTCTATATCTTTCATAGCTATTTCCAAAAGACTAATTTTAATATCATAGCTACAAACCCACCAAGAATACCACTACCCGCCGCGACACTTGTATCAAATCTCTTTCGCCGTTCAATCTTAATAATCCGCTTATCATGATTATTTATACGCTTATCAATCGTGCTTATTGTCATAACTTGTAGATCATATAATGTATCTAATTTGCTATCAGTTGAATAACCTTTAAAAGTATCTTTTGATACAATACCGTTCATTTTAGTCCTCACTTTTCCTATATTTCCACCAAGCAAACCAACCACCAAAAGTTAAACCAGACCATACAGCCGAAGCAATAAATGGGTGGCCTGATGCAGTTATATAACTTGCAAGGTACTTGTCGGCATACCACTTTGAAATACCATACTTATGACCAAACCTATAATCAAAATCATGCTGCACACATCCACAGCCGTAGTTCCTTGATCGCCCTATCTTGTTTAATAACCAGCGAGCAAGCGGCTTTAAAATGCCTGTAGAACATTCGTCTGTTTCAGCACAGGTAATTTTCCAATCAGCTATTAAACTCACAAGCACACCTCATACACAACCAGTCGCCATTGATTTTAAAACTGCCTGCTTCGTAACAACGAGAGCAGTTTTCGCTGGGTTCAAAATCATCGAACTTGTGTAAACATGTACTGCAATATAGGTACGATCCAACCGGCATTATCAGACCTGCTTTACAGTGTGGACATTTCATTTCTTTGCCCATTTTTTCCATTCTTTTTCCAGTAATGGCAAAGCTTCAACAATAAACTCAGATGCCTTAGCACAAACCTCAGAAAACGTGGGATGGTCAAAGAAAAACTTATAGGCACTATGATCGCCGCTTATGTCTTCCCGACACAAATATCGGCAATTAGCGCGAGTGAGTGCAAACTCAAAAACTTCGTGGTGTAAAACAGCAACTAGTTTTTTCCACGATTCCTGTTCCGCGCCAACCTTAATTCTTGCCACGGTTTTTTCAGGGTACAGGTGGAACTCGCCGCCCGTCCCTTCTCGAAGAACTAGCTGAACATTCTCATAGCCAATATCAAAAACACCTATGATTTTCTGTTTCACTTCTGGTCCTTAATAATCTTTTCTGCTTGAGCACACCAATAGCAAATTTCCTCATCACAATCGTTATAACCTGGCGACTCCGGATTGCTGTGGAAATAAATCATTTCTTGTAATAGTAAAATAGGATTAGGCTCAACAACATAAGCTTCCCACCAATTCTCGCCTTCGAGAATTTCTACACCTGAAATAAGCATAACATCTCTCAGGTGTTCCTCAAATTTGGTTATATTAAATAATCTGATTATCGGCTTATCAACTTTATTCATGAATTTCTCCAGGCATTTCAGACCTTTTTACGGCATCAACAACGACCTTTTCTAGGTATTTCCTGGTCGCATCACAATTTTTACATTCATCAACCAAGATAGCCTTCTTTACAATATCCAGTGAAGTTTCCAGGCGTTTTCCGCATTTACTGCAAAGATGGTCAAGTCCGCGTCCCATCTACCTTTCCTATCAGTTGTTTCAGCCTATA